ACCGGATCCGTGAAGTGCAACCTGACTCGCTGGGCAGCGTCACCCTTCTCCTGAACCGAGCCTGACCATGCACGAACGACAGGCGATCAGGGAGGCGATCAAGGCGCAACTGATCGGCACCCCGCCGACGTTCGCGACAGCAGCTCGTGACCGAGTGTTCAAGTCGCGGGAGGCCCCGTTGCGGGTCGCCGAGCTCCCGGCGATCAACATCTACACCGACTCGGAGCCCGTCGATCCCGACAGCGGGAACAGCGCACCGCGCGAGTTGAAGCGAACCGCGGTGATCGCGGTCGAGGGCTGGGTAGTGGCGTCTGACGACGTCGACGATCGCCTCGACGACCTCGCGCTCGAGATCGAGACGGCGATGGATCAAGATCTCAACCTCACCGACACCGCGTTTGACTCGGTTCTCGTCAGCACTGAGATCGGGATCAACCCCAAGGGCGAGCGCCCCATGGGCTGCGTGCACATGGAGTTCGCGGTCACCTACCACACGCAGATCCGCACGGTCGCGCCCGTGGCGCTCTTCGACACCGCAGACATTCGCGTCAGCCTGGACGGAACGCAGGCGCTTGACGATCAGGCGCACGATCTCGTCACCGACATCAATCAGGAGCCCTGACCCATGCACGTGAAGCCCCGCCCCGGAGCGCAGGTTCTCGACCCCACGACGCGTCGCCCGATCCCCGAGGCCGGGCTCGAGGTCGCCGAGTCAGCCTACTGGCTCCGTCGCCTCCGCACCGGCGACGTGACGCTTGTGCCCGCGCCCGCCGAAGTGGTACTGGTCACCAACCCGATTCCCGATTCTCCTGAGGAGCAGAGCTAAATGGTCTCGTTCAACGAAATCCCGAGCAACCTCCGCGTTCCGTTCGTCACTGCTGAGATCGACGGCAGCAACGCGGCTAAGGGTCCGAGCGCGCTGGCGTACCGCGGGCTGCTGATCGGCACGAAGCTCTCGACCGGAACCGCGACCGCGGACACCCTCTACAAGGTCACGAGCGCCGATCAGGTCGTGCCCCTGGCTGGCCGCGGCTCCCAGCTCCACCGCATGGCCCGCGCCTGGTTCGCGCAGAACCGGAACACCGAGCTGTGGATCGGCGTGCTCGCTGAGAACGCAGGCGGCGTGGCCGCGACCGGCACGCTCACGATCGGCGGCTCGCCGACTGCGGCAGGGACGATCTACTTCTACGTGTCGGGCGAGCGGATCACGGTCCCCGTCGCCGTCGGTGACACTCCGACCACGATCGCGACCGCGCTGGTCGCTGCGATCGGTGCCACCTCCGGCTCGAGCAACTACGCCGTGAAGGCGTCGAACGCCGCGGGCGTGGTGACGCTGACCGCGCACCACAAGGGGCTCGAGGGCAACGAGATCGATCTGCGCTTGAACTACGCCGATGGCGAGGCGTTGCCCGCGGGCGTGACGGGCGTGATCGTCAAGATGGCCTCGGGCACGCTGAACCCCGTCCTGACGACGCTGATCGCGAACCTCGGTGACTCCTGGTTCCACGTGTGGGCGCACCCGTTCAACGACGCGACCAGCCTCACCGCAATCGAGGCTGAGCTCTCGAGCCGGTTCAGCTCGAGCCGGATGATCGACGGGGTGGCCGTCACCGCGAAGAACGACACCTACGCGAACGTGGGCACCCTCGGCGGAACCCGGAACAGCAAGCACTCGGTGATCCTCCGTACGAACGAGAGCCCGACCTCGCCCGCGGAGTACGCGGCGGCGGTCGCTGGTGTGGTGGCGAACTACGGCGCGATCGACCCCGCCCGCCCGTTCCAGACCCTCGAACTCGTGGGCGTCAAGGCCCCCGCGGAGATCGACCGCGACACGCTGCAGGAACGGAACCTCCTGCTCTACACGGGCATCAGCACGACGCGCGTGGGCGCGGGCGGCGTGGTGCAGGTCGACCGGCTGATCACCACCTACCGCCTGAACGCGGCGGGCTCGAGCGACACGGCGTTCCTCGACCTGAACACGATGCTGATCCTGATGTACGCGCGGTTCAACTTCCGCACGCGCATCAGCACCCGCTACCCGCGCCACAAGCTTGGCAAGGACGGCGCGCGCTACCCCGCGGGCGAGGCCGTCATGACCCCGAGCATCGGGCGCGCCGAGGCCGTCAACTGGTTCCTCGACATGGCGACGGCCTCCCCGGTGGTGTTCGACCCGAGCGGCCTCGACCAGTTCAAGACCGATCTCGTCGTCGAGGTGAACGCGAGCGATCCGAACCGGCTGGACTTCCTCCTGCCCCCCGACCTGATCAATCAGCTCATCGTCACCGCCGCGAAGATCCAGTTCCTGCTCTGAACGAGCAGGTAGCGCGGAGGGCTCGACCCTCCCAGCGCGCGTCGCCGTCTGGGCTGTCTGACGGTTCACGTGGGTTCGATTCCCACCGGCGCGCTTCGAAGTTCCACCCGAGGAGATCAACATGGCTGGGCAGCGCAAAGGCGGCATCATTCAGGTGCAGGTGGGCGGCGTCATGCAGGAGGCGAAGGGCACGTTCACCTACGGGCTCGGCACGCCCAAGCGTGACACCGTGGTCGGCGCCGATGGCGTGCACGGTTTCAAGGAGACTCCCCAGGTCGCGTTTCTCGAGGGGGCGTTCACCGACCGAGCGAGCCTCGACGCGAAGGCTCTCCTCGAGACCGAAGACGCGACCGTGACGCTCGTGCTCGCGAACGGGAAGACCGTCGTGTTCCGCGATGCCTGGTACGCGGGCGAGGGCACGATCTCGACCGACGAGGGCGAGATCGGCGTGCGCTTCGAAGCGAAGTCTGCGGAGGAAATCTAAGTCATGGCGTCTTCGTTTGCGACGATCAAGCTGCGCCGGCCGGTCCAGTTCGGCCGTGACGCCGAACCCGTCACCGAACTTGAGCTCAAGGCCACCGGTCGCGCGCTTCGTGACCTCGTGGTCCCCATGGGCGCCGAGGGCGATCTCCGCATGATGATGGTGAAGCCCTACGATCTCTGCCTCGTCGGGCTCCGCATGGCCGGGGTCGCGGGAGACAAGGCGTTCGTCGATCAGATGGACCCGCGCGACATCTGGGAGGTCGGCCAGGCCGTGCTGGGTTTTACGATGGACGCCCCGACGAGTGGGAGCACGCCCTCGGAGTGATCGCGGCGTCGTTCGGGTTCCCCGCTGGCGAGATCCTCGACATGACGTTCGACGAACTCGCGTTCTGGCTCCGTGAAGCAACCTGGTTGAAGAACCGAAAGGGCTGAGTCGTGGCGACGAAGTTCCCGCTCGAGGTCGTGATCAAGGCGGTCGACAAGGCGACGGCACCCGTCCGCGCGTTGACCGCTCAGATCCACAAGCTCACGGCCCCGCTCAAGAACTTCAAACTGTTCGATCAGATCGGCGGGCTCGGCAAGGCGCTCAACGCCGAAGGGATCTGGACCGGCCTCAAGGGCGTTGGGGGAGCCCTCGGTAAGGTGGGCAGCGAGGCCTTGGCGTTCGGCGCAAAGCTGGTGGGGATCGCGAGCGCCGCTTCGTTCGCGTTTTTCACGATCGTCAAGGGGGCCGTCGACGCGGGCGACAAGCTCGGCGAGATGGCCGATCGCGTTGGCCTGACGGTCGACATGTACGCGTCGCTGCAACACGCCGCCGCGCAAGCCGACGTCGATCAGGAGCAGTTCAACTCCGCGATGGACAAGTTCAACAAGAACCTCGGCGACATGCAGGCGGGCAAGGGCGGCGAGTTCCTGCACTTCTTGAACGAGGTCTCCCCCGCGCTCGCGAAGCAGATGAAGGCCGCGAAGGGAACCGAGGCCGCGCTCTCGCTCATGACCGACGCGTTTGCGAAGATCGACGATCCCGCGAAGCGGGCGATCCTCGCGTCGCACGCGTTCGGCAAGTCGGGCCTGCAGATGGGTGGCTTTCTTCATCAGGGGAGCGAGGCGATTCAGGAGCAGATGCGCCGCTTCATGGAGTTGAGCGGTTCGCAAGAGGACTTCGCTCGGAACGCGGGGGTGCTCGACAACGCGATGCGCGAGAACGAGGTTGCGTTCCTCGGCGTGCGCAACGCGATGGCCGGCGCGCTTTTCCCCGCGCTGACCGAGCTGTCCAAGCTGGTGACCGGCTTCC